TGGTTCCTTAGACCAGTTACTCCTCCTCCCCCGTCGGGCGGTGGAGGCTGCCCTGCACCTGATGTAATGATCACCATGAATGATCGTACACTCAAACCTGCTGGAGAATTGCAGGCAGGCGACCTAGTGTACACAATGCACGAAACCACTGGCATTTTTGGTGTGTTTATAATATCTGCGGTAAAGATAGAACAACATACAATGGCTTCAGTTACATTCACTGACGGATCTTCAACATCGGTATCGTCAACACATAAGTTTTTTATGTCCACAGGCGAATGGATGCGTACATATGAGTTAACGCCAGGTATGGTTATCAAAGGTCTGGACGCAGATAAGACTGTACAATCTATAGTAGAATTAGGCTTTGGGGATGCTGTTAGAATTACCGTTGAAGACGCACATACATACATTGCAGGCGGAATGGTATCTCATAATAAGCAAATGATCGGCGGAGGATCTGTTTGGGTAGAAGCATATATGCCAAACAGCACTAAACGTGCTGGAGAGTTCATTCCAGGTGATAGCCTATTGCTGTTGGGCAGTGATCTAAACAGCATTGCACCCGGTACAGTTATCAGTAACCGCCATTCTGAACAGAATCTACTAACACTTGTTTCAGAATCCGGCATCGAGTTAACCTGTTCGGATAATACGCCACTTACTGTAGAAGATGGCTCGGGCATCAACAGCACAGAAGCACTAGGACGCCGACTACCAGTACTAGACGAGCAAGGTTTCCGTTGGGAAGAAATTGTAGAAGTGCGACCCGCAGGGCGCGGAATGGTTGCTACCATTTACTGTAAGAACCAATGCTATGCCGCAGGCAATCAATCCGGCCGTTGGATATTGACTCACAATGGCACTGAAAGAGATGCTGGTGTAATCCAGGAAAGAGACATGGAGAAATGGTAACCTAACGGCCTTGACTTCTGCGGGCTGGTAGTGTATACTAGTCTAGCATGAATCCTATTGTTGACACACTCTTATCCAATTTGCCAGTGAGGCAGCGAAAGACCACAGCCGGTTGGCTGAGCTTTAACGCTGTCTGCTGTCACCATCGTGGGGAAAGTGCAGACACACGTGGTCGTGGTGGTGTTAAGCACACAGACACAGGTATCACTTACCATTGTTTTAACTGTGGATTCAAAACAGGCTATCAACAAGGTGGCCCACTGGGTATCAAGTTCCGCAGTTTGTTAAGTTGGATTGGCGTAGCAGAGCCAGTGATTGGCAGCTTACGCATTGAAGCACTACGCCTTAAAGATCTGGAGCAGGTATTTGAGCGTCCAGAACTGCCGGCTATTGTAGAACGTGAACTGCCAGAAGGCGCTAACCTGCTAGCAGGCAGAGAAGCACAGTATCCAGAGCATGTAGAGTATCTGGCACGCCGTGGGCTTACTCCCAATGACTATGCGTTCCTTGTGACAGATGACGAACATGCCAAACTTAATCGTCGCGTGATTATTCCGTTTATGCATGATCAGTTAATTGCTGGCTATACTGCCAGAGCCATTGACGATAATATCAGGCCCAAGTATTATAGTCACACAGATAACACCTATGTGTTTGGATTAGATCTACAGCGTCCAGACTGGCAGTTTGTGATTGCCTGCGAAGGCCCTTTTGATGCACTAAGCATTAATGGCGTGGCAGTACTCAGCAATGAAGTCAATGAGGATCAAGCAGAACGTATCGAAGGATTAAATCGTCGAGTTATTCTTGTGCCAGACAATGATCAAGCAGGCCAGAAGTTGATCAGTCAGGCCATAGACTTTGGCTGGAGCGTGGCCTTCCCTGAGTGGCCCGATGATGTTAAAGATATCAATGATGCAGTAGTGCGCTATGGCGAACTACTGGTGCTAAGACAAATCCTGGACACTACAGCAGATTCCAGTACACAAATTAAACTAATGCAGAAGCTCAGGAAGCGATAACTATACTATGTCAACAAATTATACCGCAGACGTACAGAGATTATTTTTAGAGTTTATGATACAGGATGCACAGAACTTTGTTCGTGTGCAGAATATCTATAACCCAGACAACTTTGACAAGACCATTAAGAAGGCTGCAAAGTTTATCAAAGAACACGTAGACGACCACGGCAGTCTTCCTACACGTGAGCAGATCAAAGCAGTAACTGGCACAGCAATTAATCCCATTGATGAAGTTAAGCCAGAACACGTTGAGTGGTTCTTAAAAGAGTTTGAATCGTTTACCAAGCGACAAGAACTAGAACGTGCTATTCTAACAGCCGCAGATATGTTAGAGAAGGATGAGTTTGGTCCAGTGGAAAAGCTGATCAAAGATGCTGTACAGATTAGCTTGACCAAGGACATGGGCACAGACTACTTTGCTGATCCAGCGGCTCGCATCAACAAATACTTTAACAGCGGTGGACAAGTTAGCACTGGCTGGCCTGCTCTGGACAAACTGTTGTATGGTGGCTTTAGTCGCGGTGAACTGAACATCTTTGCTGGTGGTTCTGGTTCTGGTAAGTCGTTGGTTATGATGAACATTGCACTAAACTGGATCCAGCAAGGACTCAGCGGTGTGTACATTACACTAGAACTATCAGAAGAACTGACATCATTGCGTACAGATGCTATGTTGACTAGTATGAGTACCAAAGACATCCGGCGTGACATTGATACCACTACACTTAAAGTTAAGATGATTGGTAAAAAGTCTGGAGCGTATCGCGTCAAGGGCCTGCCGGCACAAAGCAACATCAATGACATCCGCAGTTACTTAAAGGAAGTGCAGATCCAAACAGGTATGCGTGTGGACTTTGTTATGGTGGACTATTTAGACTTGCTGATGCCTGTAAGTGCTAAGGTTAGTCCCAACGACTTGTTTGTCAAAGACAAGTATGTATCGGAAGAGTTGCGTAACTTGGCCAAAGAACTAGGCGTATTAATGATTACAGCGTCGCAGTTGAATCGTAGTGCGGTGGAAGAAGTAGAGTTTGACCATAGTCATATCTCGGGTGGTATTAGTAAGATCAATACTGCTGACAACGTTTTTGGTATCTTTACAAGTCGCGCTATGAAAGAGCGTGGACGCTATCAAATCCAGTGTATGAAGTCGCGTAGCAGTACAGGTGTTGGACAAAAGATTGATCTAGAATACAACATTGACACAATGCGTATCAGTGGATTGCCAGATGAAGAGTCAGGCAATAATGGACAACCGTTTGGCAAAGGTGGCAGTAGTATTGTAAATCAGCTTAAAGCACGTAGCACAGTTGATGAAGGCAGTACAGCACCCGTTAAATGGGAAAAGCCACAGCCTAAAGAAGGCTTTAGTCTAGAACAACCTAGAATACAAGCAGAAGTAGAATCAGTAAAGATTAAGACTTTGCTTAATCAAATAAAGAATAAATCCGACTTATAAACAACCCAGTTAACGGTCTTTGTTTATTTGCCTTTGGCACGACCGTAATAAATACACTATAAAGATTTGGTGCCGATCTTGAAGAAACAAACACGAACTATACTAGAAGAACTAACACAAGCTATGCCCAAGCAGGACCACGGTCTCCTCTTGGAAAGCCGCGGCAGTCATTTGATTGCTAGCGTTTTTAATCTCCTGGAAAGTGTCAAAGGAAATTACGGCGATGAAGCTGTGCTAGAAATAGAACGCAGACTTATTAGCAGTATACGCAGTCGTGACAGCGCCAAATTCCTCAGAGGAATACGGAGAATAAACAATGAAAATCAGTGAACTAAACGAAGGTAGAGGATACCTAGAAGAAGGCCCAGCCTGGGACGCAGTTAAAAAAGTAGGTGGTGCTGTTGGTCAAGGCCTAGGCGCAGCCGCTCAAGCCGTTGGTGCTGTACCAGGCGCTGCCGTTGGTGCTGGTAAAGCATTTATGAAAGGCTACAGAGGCGCACGTGATACTGTTGCTGATGGTCCAACTGATACACCCGCTGCCGCACCCGCTGCCGCACCCGCTGCCGCACCTGCTCCTACAGCACCTGCAACTGCTCCTGCTCCTACTGCTCCAGCCGCACCTGCTCCAAAAGAAACTCCACGAGCCGCACCTGCTCCTACAGCACCTGCACCAACAGCTAGTGCTGAACCAGCAGCCGAGCCAGCACCTGCACCGAAACCAGGCATGTTAGATAGAATTAAGAGTGCATTTACTGGAAAAGTAGACGCCGCAACAACTGCAAGAATTGATGCCGCACCATATGGATATAATCCAGAAACAGGCGAACCAAATCCTGCACCTGCTGGCGCTCCAGCCGCCCCTGCTCCAACTAAGAATGCCGCTGCCGCTGATCCTTACGAAAAGCTCAAGGGCGACATTCGTAAGATTCAAGTTGCTCCAGGCGCAAAGACATTACCTGCTGAAATGGCAGCTAAGTTAGATAGCGACATGGCCAAGTTGGCCAAGGGCGACAAGGACAGCGGTGCATTTGCTGCCAACAAGATTCTTAAGTTTGCACAAGCCGGTTACGATGTAAGTGCTCTACAGCCTAAGTGGATGGCTTCTAGCAAAGCTGGCGAGCGTTTCTTAACACAAAGCGTATATCGTGAAATCAGCAAGATGCTCAAAGAACACGGACTTACCTGGGCTAACCTAGGCCTACGTGTACGTTTGAACGAAAGCATTAAAGGTCATGGCGTATTCTTGAGCAAGCGTATTTCAACACCAGTAATGCCTTCTGCTAGAAAGATTGAAGAAAGCCTAAAAGCCAAGTTTAAGAGAGTCTAATGAAAATACGTGAGCTATTAGCAGAGTCACGTAAAGTACTATCAGAAGCAGTTGGGCGCGACCTACAGCACATTGAGGACAACTTAATTGTTGATGGCGCTCAAGGCGGCATTGATAGTCTGCAGGACCTAAAAAACCTTGCGGCTAACGCTGACAGTGCTTCTGTTAAATGGGATGGCACAATGGCCATCTACTGGGGCAATGATAAGAACGGTGTGTTCTATCTTGTCCCCAATGCTCAGTGGGCTAAACGACTAGTAGCTGATAAAGCTGGACTTACCAAAGAGATTCAAAGCACAGGTCGTAAGCGTCCTGACCAAAGCGACGAAGAGTTTGCTGCCGGTAGGCAAGCGTTAGCCAACAAATATATGAAGCTCTGGGACGTTTTTGAACGTGCCAGCAAAGGCACACAGGGATTTTTCAAAGGCGATATCATGTTTGCTGAACCACAGCAAGCAGATGCACGTGGCAACTATGTGTTTACACCTAACAAAGTAACCTACACAGTTGGTCCAAAAGGCCTGTATGGTAAGATGCCCACAGCGCAGGTGTTTGTAACAGTACACGGCAAAGCAGATGAGCTGGGCTCTAGCAGTCTTACACCGGCTAACCCTAAAGAAGTAGCACAGTTAAACAGCACACCTGGTTTGATTGCTCTGGATATTCAACGCCCAATCGGCGGTGTAGCAATTAACACCAAGCCCATTGATGCAGCCATTAAAATGGTC